CCCCCCCCTTTAAGGGGGGGTTTTTTGGCGTTATTTTTTGGCGTTTCTCCAAAAAATAAAAAATTCCAAAAAATCAATTTTTTGGCGTTTATGGGTGGCGTTGGTAGCATTGTGTAAATGTGTTTCATAATAGGGTTTTAGATAATATAAAAAGATGATTTTAGTATATAGATTTTGGGGCAACGCCAAAAAATAGGTTTTTAGTTTTTTGGCATAACGCCAAAAAATTGATTTTTGATTTTTTGGCGTTCATGGTTCGCGTCGTTTTTTGGCTTGCGCGATGAAATTGGCAATTGTTTGGTCACAACAAGAGAGATTAAGGTCCTTCTTGATTTTTGAGTAGACACCACGTGCGCCTTCTTCGTGCATATTATATATCGCCATGATTTGTGGCTCCAGTGCGGTGGGAATTGATTTTGATCGTCCTGCTTTTTTTTCTGCATCTTCGGCTGTTGGCAGATCGCAAGCGACCCAATTGAGGCCCTTGTCGGCATGCTTAAGGCCAATCTGAATTGTCGGTTGACCATTAAAATCAAGAACGCCAGCACGGCGGCCACGCTTAGCCAACAACAAGCGAAATGTTCCTTCTTCAGGCGTTGTTTGCAGAACCGCGATTGCTCGAGCCCAGTTGGTCAATTCAGACGAGCCAAGGCCGACGTAAGCATAGTCGTTCGCATTCCAATGCGAGCGCCCTTTGCTATCGCTTTGTGGCTTCCCGGTGTGGTGACTCCAGACCCATGCAAATTTACGGCGGAACGCAATGGGATTGCATAATCCGCGCAGGAATGTGCTGGCGACCGATTGCTGGGAGAGATCGTCGCCGATGTAGGACAGGAGCGGATCTCCGAAGACGAGGTCGCATTCGCCTTTTTTGTCAAGGAGCTTGTCGACCACGTCGATAAATTCTTTTCCGGTCTGCGATGTGACGCGCGCGAATGTGATGTTTTCTGTAAGCGTATTGATCGCCTCGCGATGATCCATGCGACTAACAGCAACAACGTGCTTCATGACACCTTGAACAATTTCAGCCATGTCACCGGCATCATTCTCGGCTTGGATGAATAGGCTTTTGAGTGGCCTTCTTGGCTTGATTCCAAAGAATGGAAGGCCCAGCGCCCACATCATTGAAGCTTGAACTGTCAAGGACGATTTCCCGACGCCAGATTGACCAACAATAAGAAGCTGCCCGCCTTGGCAGACCCAACGATCCCCAAGAAGGACAGTATTGTCATCTTGTGGTGTAAACTGGAATAGCTCATTGAATGAATGAATCTCCACGCCTACCATGGCTGGATCGTTAGCGTCATTTATGGCCGCAATGACCAGCCTCTTGCTGCATTCTCCGCTCTTTACCCAGTCGTTAGCATCCTTGTATTTTTCAGGCGTCCGGACGCGCAGAATGCTTTTATTGCACGCATTCGTGGCGTCCTGCATCCATTGTTCGGATGGGATTTTTCCGTTTTTGGGCTGATCGTTTTGCGGAAATGCATAGACCTTTTTGCCTTCTGCGAAGGCTCCAATTACCTTTCCATTGCTTGCGCCGCGTGAGGCCACCCAAAATACAGATTTCCACTCATCACCAAGTTTGTCCGCTATAGCGAGCATGTCCCATTGTGACTCGAAGAAGAAAACCTTGACAGAGTTGGGGTCGCCCATTGTCAGAGGTTCAACCTGGGTGCCCTTGGGTTCAAATCTCCAACGACCATCGTCACAGCGAACATGTGCGCCATGACCGCATCGGAATGCTGGCTGGCCATTGCTTGCGCCCAAAATGTCAAGGTCTCGAGCATCGCGCAGGATATTTGCCGAGATGCCGCGCATTGTTGCCAGTCGCTCGATGAATGCATCATTGGCGGCATTGCGATATTTTGACCAATCGCTTTTGCCATTCAGCTTGTAGACTGGTTGCGATTGACGATTGTCTTGTCGCACACCAGCCAAGTCGCAGTAGGTGGCGATTGCTTGGGCATTGGATTGATTATTTAGCTTGGCAATAAAATCCACCTCATCGCCGCCTTCGCCGGTGCCATGGTCTTTCCAGCGCCAGCGCCCATTGTTTTCAAAAATGCCAAAGGAAGGATTGCGCTCTTCGCGGAATGGCGATTTGGCGTTGCGTTTGGCGTGATCTCCAAGGCCCATGCGATGCATGAGCTCCGGGAGGGGCAGCCTCTGACGTGCAAGTTCGAGATTCATTCCCATCCCCCCTGGTCGCGAAGATACCACCATCCATATGTGTCCTTGAAAACACGGCCTTGCATGGCCATGTGATCGAGTGCGTGGTCGGCGAGCTTTTTAGCCGCTTGCCAGTATGTTGGATGAGCTCCTTGAGGAAGGAGTTGTTGAGCTATATCGAGCCTGTCGATTCCACCATTTCGTTGGGAGCATCTGAAGGCCCGAATGACGTGCCCTTGCAGGGCGTGATCGGGAAGTTCCATAGTTGAAAAAACCCTTCGTGCCGCCCCAGATGAGAAATTAGGCCATGCGAAGCCTCTGGTGCGCACGAAGGGGAAATTTGTTTAAGCATAGTTATTGGCTTTCTCATGGCCAATTGAAATCCTGCGTTGAGTGTTTATTTTGTCAACGATTATTTTGTTGCTTGTGTAATTCTTCTTGCAATCGTTGCGATGCTGTTTCGCTAAACCAACCCAAATCATCGATTGCTCGCTCTACTAATTTGAGCAGCTTGGGGATGATTTCGCGCGGGGAAACAATCCCATTATCTCTTTCATGTTTTACTCCGCAAAGTCGCGCCTCAATGATTTCATACTCGATTTTCCAATGCTCCGCATCTTCCCTCGCCTCGTCGCGCTCGCGAAACAATTCGTCGGTGCGTTTGCGATAGTCTTCAAGCAATTGTTTTGTGACTTTGGCAATGACTTTATCCGCCGCTACTTTATCGAAACTTAAGGCACCATAGTCCACATCATACCATTTATGATCGATCTTTATAGCATAGTGCCAGCGTTCGCAGTCATCCTGGTGGTCGGGCATTATGGCGACCGGGAATCCTTGATGCTCAAAGCTGATGTATTCGTCGTAGTTCATATTTTAGAAAAATGCGCGTATCACGTCGCGCCCCGGCCATTTGTTAAAATGGAATTTCGTCGCTGTCGTCAATCTGTTTTGCAACAGGTTTGGAGCGCAAGCGAGCCAGTTCTTCGCCCCACACCCAACGCTCGATCTTATTAAACTTCGCGTCGGTGTCGTTCTCGGATTCTTGCTCTCCAATGATTGCCCAGCCTTCCTTATCTACAATGTCGATCGGTTCGATGTTAACTGTTTCGCCTTTTGCTACGGGCTTGCCGATACCGTGCAAAAATTGCGTGATCTTCCAAGCGGCCTTCGATGTGAAGGTCAGGAATTCCCATATCTCCGGCCCCTTTTGGTCGCCGTCAAGAATGATTCGGCAGGTCACTTTGAGCATGGGATTTCCTGCTTGACTTGTCTTCTCAAATGCGTTTTCGACGCGCAATTTGTAAAGCCCAGGCTCGACGTGGTATTTGGTGGGGGTCGGGTCAGTTGCTGTAAACGATGGCATATTTTAGTTTTTGTTTTTGGTTTGCCGGAGCTGTTTAATCGGCGCGCTCCGAATTATCGCCGCTTCGTTAAACTCCACACCAACCTTGATGCAGAGGTCTTGAAATTGGTTTCGCTTGAGCGTTCCCAGCACGCTCATAAGCTGTTCTGTGGTCGCTCCGGTGGCCACGACTGCTTCAGCAAGAATCGTCTCTTGGCCTCGCATTTCGACGATCTTCCATCCGGGCACCTCGCGCTGTTCAACGCGGGAACGGAGTTCTGCGATGGCAGGTTCGGCTAATTCTTTTTCAAGGAATTTGAACCTGCGCACAAATTCGGCCAATGTCTCATCCGTGGCGTAAATCTCCGCGCGGATATCGTCGATAGATTGCTCGCTGCGAGCCGTCTCGAGCGCCAATCGAGATTGCGTTACAATCGCCGTGCAGTTTGGTTTGTTGGCACACCAGTCGCAGTACTCGCAGAGCCGCGGACTTGCCCAGTCGTCGGTCGATTTGGCGATGAGATCGCCAACAAGACGCGTGGCTTCCTCATATGTAAATCGCTCGGTTCGGACGGTCTGCTTGTCGAGATAGATCGTGTGTGCGGTCCATTCCTCCTGTTGAAATTGGTCCATGCAAGCAAGCGCATAGGCTGCGAGTTGCAAACGATAGTCACGTGCTTGACCGGTCTTAACGTCTGCAACCCAGCGCAAGCTCGGACAAATCGCATCAGCCGTGCCAAGTCTCGAAAGCCCGGGTACTGCCATTGCAAGATGGCTCTCGCGGGTTTCGATCGGGAAATCACCGGCCAATTCGCGGAGCATATTGACTCCGTAAGCAATCGCCTCGTAGTCCTCATCGGCCGGAATGTCCTCGCCCTGCTCGATCACGCGGCGAATGATCGCGTCAATGCGCGTTCCGCGTTCGGCGGCTTCGCTGGAGCCTTCTTTGCCAACGAACAATGGGCATTCGTCAAGCTTGGGAAGCATGGATGGTGAGAGTTCTTTATTCATGGTCGTATTTCTTGTGACCGCTCATCATTTCACCAGCAAGTATCCAAGCGGCGGATGTGACTTCATAATCACCATTATCATCGGATTTCATCCATGGCCCCATATCTTCCTCAATATCAGGAGTGGTAAAGTGACCACTGGCCAATAGTCCTGCTAAAGCCTGACCTGCAAACCATTCTCGAAGTGAGATATTATTCATTTGATTTCCTCCAATGCGGCGAAGAATTTTTCCGGATTGGCCTTGATGCGTGCAAACACGCGCTCTTCGATGTCACGGAAGGTCTGGCCTTCGGTGATGAGATTTTTCGAGCGGAGATAGCTGTTGACCTTGTCTTCGTTTTGTGCCAGTCGCTCGTCGAGTGTGACCGTCTCGGAGCCGATGATCTCAACCGCTGGCGCTGCCTTCTGTGCCGACGCATTAAATAGATGTGCGACGCTTGCCCAGGTCATGGGCAGTTCCTCCGGAAGCCCGGAGCGGGTCTTAGCATCATAGGCCGCTGAGTGTGTAGTCAGAATGATACGCTCCTTGCCGCCGATGCCTTTGGCGCGTCCCGATTCGCTTTCGACTGTTTTGGTCTTGAAACGGAAAAACCACAGCTCGTCGGCCCACTCTTTAACGAGCGGACTGGATTGCTTTGAGAGCTTCAATTCATAGCGATCATATGCCGCCGGGAGATCCGGTGGCTCGACTTTGGTGACCTTGCTGTGCGCGATGAGTGCGACATTTTTGCCTGCGACAATTAAGCTGTCCAAGCGGCTCAAGAAGCCTGCGATTTTCTCGCTCACCATGACCCAGCCTTTGCCAAAGCCGAAATCCTCAATTGATCCTTTTTTGTGCTGTGCCAGCAGGTCCGCAATGGCAAGGCGCTCGGCCCAGTCTGCGGAATCGATAATGACCGTCTTGTAGTCAAGATGCGCGCACTCAGAGACAGCATCGTTGAGCTGTTTCCAACTGTCGATTTCAGCTCGTGCGGTGTCGAGGTGAGCGGTGCCGCCCTCAACGTCAAGAAAGAGCGGATTTGGGAATTGCGCGGCGAATGTCGATTTGCCGACTGATTCGACGCCGTAGATTACCACGCGCTGAGCGCGGGTTTGTTTGCCTTTAGTAATGTTCATGTTTTTATTTTTGGTTTTGTTACTTCGTCGAACTATCGACGAAAGTTGATTCACGGATAATCCGCAAAAAATCTTCAGCTGGCATAATGGCCAGCCATTTATGATCATTGCGCCGATGCAAGACCACCGGGAGCTTGTAGCCTGCGTCACGTTGCGCCTGGCTTACCCAATCGTAGGGATTGCCCTTTTCGGTGCGCTTAATTTCAAAATGCAGGCCGGGTAGTGACTCACAGATTACATCAGGCGAGTCCTTGCCGCCCGAGAATTGCTGCCCACGGCGAGCCGGGAATCCTTGGTCGGTGAGAAAGTGTGCGGCTTCTAATTCGCCGCGTTTGCCCTTGTTGCGTGAATTCATTTAAACGCCTTTCTTTGGATTTTATCGGCAGGAAGTTCTAATTCGTTGCATAAAAAATGAAAGAATTTTGAAGTAAGAAATGCCTTGGCAGTCCCTCGATGATGATTATGCAGATTTTGCGCGTCGCTTCTTTGAAATGTTTTGTCTTCCATATCGGCGACTGCTTGCTCGATGACCGCGCACCAAACATTGCGCGTAAATTCCTGTTCAGCCCAAGTCATCGCAGGATAAAGCGTGGAGACTTCTGATTGCGCATCCGCTCGCGGACTGTCCCGGCCAAATAGCCGAGGATGGCGGTGCAGATTGAGATTACGCCGATGATGGCGAGAAATTCGGTGGGTGTCATTACTTGGTTCATTTGATAAGTTGGATGTGATAGGGCTTCTGGCCTTTTTCTTGTTGGAATTTGATAACGGCATCGCGCCGATCTTTTGCCCAAACATAATCGGAGTAAATCCCGAAAGCGCCTGTGGCCGTGCAGAGGTAAAGGTGTTTCATCGGGGCGTAAGAAACAAAAAATGCCCCCAAGGTGTAAATAAAAAAATGCAGAAATTTTTTTCTGCGACTCTGCTTTTTTTCTTTACAAACCCGCGGAACCGCATTGCAAGCGGGTTTGCGGGCTTTTACAATCCAAGAATTTTTTTCACAAGAGCGACATTGGCGAGTGTCCGAAGACGCTTTGGTAGACGCTTTATAATTTCGCTGGGCGGCAATTCGGGCCTTCTTTCGGCGGCTCTAATAATCGACTCTTCCAATTCCGAATCGGCCTTGGGAGCCTTTGCTGGTGCGGGTGTAGATGCTTTCTCGCCTGCAATTCGATAGCACGTCACGGGAGTCGGTCGCATCCCGGCTGCGTCCCAGATTGAGAATTTGCCCACCACCACATCTTTGGCGGCGATTGCATCGCGAAGCATGTCATGGACGTTGCGCTCGGGCACCCCAAGCTGGCGCGCGGCTTCGGTGCGTGTCATCCAGCCTTGGCCTTCGGGAATGCCATGCTTGGCGGCTTTGTGTTTGAGAACGAGTGCGGCGAGTTTATTCATTTGTTTTAGGTTTGAGGAGGAGTGAGGCGTAGCTGACGCCTTCGTTAATGGTGACATTCACCATCTGGAAGTTTCCAGTCTTGCGGCTGATGAAGCGCACGAGATAGCCGTGCGTCCACTCGGTCGGGCGAGTGTTGGCATAAAGCGGCTGGCGCTTGCAAAGACAGCCGGGGTTCCAAGCGGAGATCAAACCGACGCCTGGCAGGTGCATTGGTTTGAATGCAGCGCGGTGAGTGTCAAAGAAAACAATGTTGCCAGCGGCTTTCGCCATCGCTTGACCGGCGGCATCACGAGCATTGCTGATTTTGTGGACGAAAAAGACGCGGTCCATTTTTACCCAGCCGGGAGTGTCACAGTCGCCATGGGTTTTGCCCTGATGGTAATATTTAATCCCACGATCGGCGAGCCTTAAGACGTGCTCCGGGCAGAATGTGCGACGAAGAAGATCAGTGTCTTTGTGGTGTGCAAGGCGCTGAGTAAGCGCCCAGCGTTCCACACGCCATTCATGGTTGCCTTCGACGTAGTGCACCTCGTTCGGTGATGCCGCATCAAGAATTTGATCAAGCAAATAATTTGAGACGGCGACGTCGTCTTCGTAGGAATCCTCGGATTCGGCGACATAGCCGAGCGTGTGATGTTCGGCCAAGAACCCGCCGCAATCAATAAAGTCGCCGCCGATGATAAGCCGATCTGGCTTGAGCGTTTTGAGGTCACCGAGGAATGCCGCCATCGCAGCTGGATCGTGCTTGTTTCCGTGAACGTCCGAGAAGATCACCTCGACAATGTCGCCAGTGCCAGCCTTCCCGGTGGTTGGCGTGATCTTCTTCGGTGGCTTTGCAAACCGCACACGTTCGAGTGCGCGGACGGTTTCTGAATGCGCCTTACGCTCGGCTTCTAATTGAGCGCGAGCCTGCGCGGCCTCGTTCTGTGCGGTTGTGACCTGCGTAGCGGTCACGACTTCCTTGAGTGTCTTTTTCATGCGTTTTCGGTTTCTTCCTCTTCCGGGGGGAACAGGATTTCGGTTGCACGATCTGCGAGATTTTCGGCGGCGTAATGGTTGCCAAATTTGACTTCCATGTGATACGTGGTCCCGCCTTGTTCCCAACTGGCGATTGCAAAGCCCGTGTCGAAATTGTCAACGAGAATTTTGCGGATTGCCGCCATGGCTTGATTGCGAGTCATGCGCCTTTCCAGTTGGCCGAGTAGCCTCGGCAATCGATGTGAATAAACGTGCGATAGAGGCCGATGCCGCCTTTAAAAATGCCATCCCGGCGGACTTCCTGCGTGATCATCTTAAGGCGCACAAGATCGCTTGTGGCTGTAAAATCCACCGCCATGAATCGTTGGTGGAATGAATTCTTCTCGCCGCCGATCGCCGCATTGTAGGCTGGCGAGCGATACGCGGATAGAATCGTAATCGGCTTACCAAATCGAGCACGGATGACGTCGAGTGCGTGCAAGGTCGGAATGATATTCGTCCAGAGTTCGCGCGGCGGGATTTCGTTTAGCCGGAGACGTTCATTTGATGCGCCGAGATAAAATGCCTCGTGCGCTTTGAAAAAGCGAATTCCCTGTTTATTTAACAGGTCTTGAAAATCTTTTATTTGTCCTTCCATGCCTGTGATTCAAGCACGTTGATGCCGTATTTATTCAGGAGTTCGGGAGGAGGATTGAATGAAAACGTGACATCCCCGGCTTTGGTCGGGTAGGTCACAGCGCAGGATGTCAATAGCAAAATGCCGATGGCGACATAAGCCAAGAGCATGACACGGGCGAGACAGCGTGGATCAATCATTTTATTTCTAGCTTGCGCTCGACGCGTTCAATGACGGCCTTGGCCGATGCGATGACTTCGAGCATCTCTTTGTGTGCGGTAGTTAGGTGTGAAACGAAATCAGCGGTTTGCTTGTCCATGCGGTCTTGGAGCACATCTAGGCGAGCCGTAAAGTAGCGGAACAAGACTCCAATGGCGCCCAATCCAATGACGAGAAGCGCTACAAAGAGCCAGCGGTCGGATTGTGTGGAAGCAAAATTGGCCACTTCCAGAATGGTCGAAGGTTCGGGCGTCATAGCACCTTATTAAGTCGCAGCACCGAGCCTGGTTGCAGAGTCACCGGGAAACTGGCATTGGCGGTGACTTGCGCAAATTGGAATTGCATTGTTCCGCCGGTATCGGCTGTGAAAATCATATTGAAATCCGCAGCTCGAATCGTGTCTGTGCTAGTCGTTGTGTATTGAATACATGGACTGATTGCGGTTGAATGCACGGCAGCGACGGGGTTTCCAAGTGTGGCCCTGCCAATTTGAGCAGTGGCCGATACATTCGAGGCCGTCATTCCAGAAAAAGCAAATTGCATTCCCGCGACCGAGGTTGTGGTCAAGTTAAAATACAGATAACCTTCCATCCAATATTGACCACCCGTAACAACTGAAAAGGACATTCCCGTGATCGGCTGCAACGTCGATGTATTCGATGCGGTCACGACCGATGTCAGCACCGCATAGTTTTGATTGAGGTTGATTGCGGGAGCCAGCGCCTGTGAATCGATCAACTCCTCGGAAATCGTGCAGGCATTCTGCACGACCGTGGTGCGCTCGCCTGCCTCGGTCAATTCGATCTCAAGGAGCAGGTCAGTGCTGTCATTATTGCCCAGCAAATCGCGAAGCGAGAAGGTCGAAAAATTGACGCTCGCGACCTTCCCATTTTTGGCTTGGAGATCATGCGATACTGTCATGACAGGCTGGTCCGCGTAGCCTTTCGAGCCAGCGAATGTCATGTCGTAGTATTCGCCGGGAATGCCCTGCACGGTCATGTTGCCAGTGCCGATCGAATCAAGAGATTCAAGCGCGAATTGAACATCGCTGGCACTCGCGTCTGCATCCAGAGGCGCTGTCTGGCGGGAAATTGTGATGACAGATCCGGTCGTTGCGGATCCGCTAATAGCTGTGCCACCTGCGGTGATGGCGAGGGTGAAGAGCGTCGGTTCTGCGACTGCCTGCACGAAATACTGCGTGCCTGCGGTGTAGCCGGTGAGCGCCGAGAATCCGGTCAATGTAACGGGTTGCGATACGCGCAGTCCGTGATTCGCAGTTGTTCCAAAAACGCCTGCGGTGGCAGCCGTGACGCTGATCGTGTTGGCTGGCAAGGTCAGTCGATAGGTGCCTGAGAATGGCTCTTGCGAGAAGGTGAGGCGCTGGACCTCGTTCGTTGTCGAGTTGCCTGTAATCGTGGTGGCGAGCGTCGCTGTGACGGTCGTGTCAATGTCTGTCCAAGTTGGTTGGTAGACGCTTGGGGTGAGACGCAATTGGATTTCCTGCACCTCAGTCACGCTTCCGCTTCCAGCAATGCGCTCGGAGATTTCAAGCGTCGTATCGGGGATGAGTTGGGTAACATCACCGGTGATCAGAGCGCGTGATCCTGCGCTGTTAAATCGGACTGTGAAATGACTCTCGAGTTCCCCCGAAACGGTGACACCACCGGCACTCGAGATCGCTGTGAGCGCGTTGAGTGCGGACTGCACATTGGCCGCAGTGGCGGCATACGTGATCGCCGTGGTGGTGTCGCCTCCAAAGGTAAGCGTCCATCCGCCATCGGTCGGTCTACCAGTGCGGGAACCCACGCCAAATTTGACGCTCGAGGCGGATTCGTCACTGATCTGGAACGGCTGATTCACGACTCCCGTGGCCCTGAGGAAATACAAGCGAACCTCGCCATTGTCGCCCTTGACGAATGCGATTGGCCCTGCGGGAGCGGGATTCGTCTCGCTCGCGGCGAGTCGGTTGTTGGTTAAATCTACGAAAAGTTCTCGCGCCATATTATTCTGGTGATTGTGTCAAATAGTTCAGCGCCGAATCGCAACATCCGCTGATTCGCGGAGCCGATGCGGGATGAGATTTTGCGTAGCGTTCTTGGAGTTGTGACGCAAATTCTGGGGTGTTTTCCCGTCGTTCAATGCATCGTTTGCATGTGCCATGGCTGGGCTTGCCGCCGTAGAGGCCAAGTGCGCAAACATTGTATTCGCGGGTGGTAATTGTGATGTGTGGGCAGGTCATGAGACGATGCAAGGATAAGCGCTCTGCGTATAATTGCCGACTGGCGTGTTATTAAATTCGTCCGAATTTTTTGGCTGCGGTTGCTGCTGAAAAGTCTCGCATGGGATATCATCGTCGATTGCGGGAGCAACGTGCCAAAATAATGGACTGCCTGCGCCAAAGATAGAATCACCATAAATTAAATACCAAGGTCTTCCGCAGGCATCGTTTCCTCTCCATACACATAAAAATATTCGCGACACTGTTACGCTAATTGACGTAGGTAGATATGTGATCGTATAACTATCGGCGAATTGGTCTTCTGTTTTTGTAACACTGGCCGTAGCTCCCTCTCCTGGGACAAACGAATTACTAATCAAACAATTAAAATCAAAAAACTGTTCATCTTCCTGGCCGGGATTGAGGTAAACGCGCCATCCAGAGTAGATTTCAATTACAAAGCCACCTCCTGATCCAGAATAAATTGCATCTGGATAAGTATCTCCAGTTTTTGATAATGTATATTCCGATGAGTTGATTGTAATAACAATGCTATCTGGAAGGTCTTCGACTGTATATAAGCCATCAATAAATGGAAGCCCCGGATACATACAACATTCCCCGGGAGGCCCCTCACAACAAGTGCAACTGACCTTGCCATCTTTCAAAATGACCTTCCCGCCACTGGTTAATTTTACGGGCATGCCTCGGTGTCAATCCATGTCAACGTTCCGCCAATTGATCCCAGCACATATGTGCCGCTCCCAGGTGGCGCAGTGAATGGCACCCATTCTGTGCCATCCCAGCGAAGGAGCTGATTGGTTGCCGTGCCTGCTGGCAGTTGCGCATAGAATCGACGCTGGACATGACCATCGGTCGTGGTGGTATCCTCGCTCAACAAATTCACGCGCCCATCGGGAGTGCGCGATGGGAGTTCGGGAGTCGCAAAATAAAAATCCTCATCCATATCCCACGCGGAAATCTGAACAGGATAGCCAGCGCCATTCGCGGGACGAGCGGCTTTTATTTTTTCCGAGAATCGAATGGGAGGCGTCATGTCACGAGACTGTAGCCGACGCCTGGGAAAATCTGAGTTCCAGATGGATCAAATTTGTAAATAAAACTGTAGTCTAAAATGGTGATAAGCAACCGATCCGGCGCACTCACATACGTGGAATTTCGCTCCCAATACAATCCGCCAGCTGCGGGGCGTTCACTTTGTGCAATCAATCGCCATTTTGTAGCGCCACTCGGATAAGCTCGCGCATACAAATTTGTGCCAGCCAACATGCCCGAAAAATTCCAATTTCCAGAAATCGTCAGTTGCACATTGTATGTATCACCCAACGCATCAATCATCACGTCCGAGGTATTTGGATTGTAAAATGCACGGACGCCAATCTGTTGAGTCTGAAAAGTCAATATGGCTGTTGGTGTCGATAGGACGCCACCCAAGTCGTTGGGAAGCATCAATGTTACATCTCGAATTTGCAAATCTCGGCTCGTTTCGCTCGCGGGCAAGGTTTGATTTTGAGAAACATTCCAACCTGATACTTGAATTTCAGCAAATCCATCTTCGCGAATTGTGGTTTGCGGAAATTGCGAGACAAAATAACCGGGATGGCCTTCGATTTGAGAGCCTAATTGCAGGGAGCTGAGGGCGGTGTCAAGATAGGATTTGCGACAGGCGTATTTCAAATCAATCCTGCGAGTGCGGTCCGGGAAGGTTGAAATGGTAGTGCCTGCCAATTTTACAAGACCGGCGGCTCCATGGTATGTGTGGCTCATGTTGTCAATGCGTTTGTTGGAAGTTTCGGTTCAATTTTTTCAACAACGTTTTTAATTGTTTCGACGAATTCACGGATTTTTTCCATGACCGTTTCCTCCAGATTCGCAGCCCCACCTTCGCCGCCTTCGCCACCTTCGCCACCTTCACCGCCGGTTGCTGATGCGCTGTTGTTGAACTCATTCTGCAATTCGATTTTTGTGCGCGCGAGCTCTCTGTCAAGAGAGGAGGTATCAAGGTGCACCCGCACCGTGACAGGATCAGCAGCGAGTTTCGCTAATGTCGCCTCCGCTTCGGTGGTGTCGGCATCGACTTTAATCTGGACCAACTTGTTCTGGAGTTGATCAATTGCCGATTCCGCTGGCGTGGTTTTGCCATCGACGTCAACTGAAATCGTGTCGTCTTTTGGTTCGATTGGGAGCTTGGTCGGCTGTGATTCGAGTTGTTTGAGATAGCCGCGCACGGCGTCCAAGCGCTCATTCACACGCGCACCATCGACCTCGGGCGTGATGTCGCTGGGCTTGGCTTGTTCGAGCTTTTTAACGACCGCCTCGACGGCTTCGAGCTGTGATTTGGAATCGGTGAGTGAGAATGTGTCAATGCCGAATTTCTTCAGAATGTCCGGGAGACTCATCCGCGCCATGTCTTCGCCGATGAAATCTTTCATTTCCGAGAGCCTGCCGCGCGCTTCGTCGGTGCGTTCCTTGAGTGACTTGACGGGCTCGTCAATTTTCTTATTCGCGATTTCGTCAAGGATGTTGCGGATCGTTTTCGCAGGCATCGCCGCTTCGGTCATGCGAGCAGCGTAGTTTTTCGCCTGCTCTTCTGTGAGTTCGAGTTTATTTATTCCTTCTTGGAGATATTGGTTGTAGAGCTTGATTTTCTCCAAACGATCAGCCTCCTCGACATTTCCAGCGGCTTTGGCTTCGTTGATTTGCAACTGCAACACTGCTTCCTTTTGAGCCTGTTCTAAAGCTGCGGCGGCTTTGTTTGCACGCTCTTCTTCTTTATTTTGAATTTCAGTCAGCCGAGTTGCGTGCTCACCATACGTGAAATCGATCAGCTTTTGCAATTTGTAGAGCGTTTGGCTCTCACCATTGACCTTCCCAATTGATTGCGCTTGGCCGTCAATTTTGGTGTCAATCAAATCATACAGCGAAGATGTTTCGCCCAGTAGACTCTGGTTTTCGGAAACCTGCTCACTAATGCCATTCCATGCGTTTCCAATTTCATTCAGTTGCGGGACAAAATTGGCATTGATGTTGAAAGCCCCATCAATCGCTTCGCCGGTTGTATTGGCTTGCGTTCCGAGTTCGCCAATTTTATCGGATGCCGTATCCGATGATTGAGTAACATTATCAATTTTATTTGAAACTGATTCGATTGGCGCAACAAGTTCAGTGATACTTTTGCCAGAATTTTTTGCAGCTTCGGCTAAACGATTAGATTCATCGATATAGGTTGTGGTTCCGCTTAAGAGGTCGCTAATCGGACCAACTACAGATTTAACCATTGCGCCCATCAAATCCAACGCGCCAGTGGCTTTGCCAGTTGATGCTGCCATTTGTGCATCACCTCGCGCGGCTGCGCTAGTTACTGTTGCATATTCTTTGTATTCCTTTATCAGATCGGCGAGTGATTTTTGCAGTTCAAAAATTACAGGAGTAAGAGATGTGCTAATTTCCTGACCAAGAGATGCTGCGTCAATTTTGTCTATTTCATCACCAAGGTCGCGAACCGCTGGAATAACTCCCGACAAAATACCAGCGGCAAATGCAGCAAATTTCCCATTGATCGCGTCAATCGTTTCCCCTGCCGCATCGAAGACAGCAGCATTGTCATCCATGACCTGCTCCAATGATCCGACCTTGCTCCTGGCATCGTCAAGCGCCGGGGAAAATTCTTTTAGCAATGGCAGCAATCGCCCGCCCAGCTTCTCACCAAATACCTCTGAGGCCAGAGCCGCGCGTTGTGTGGGATCGTTGATCTTGGAAATGGCATCGGCGAAAACCTGCATTTGCTCGGTGGGAGTTTTGTTGGTCAGCGAGGCCATCGAAACGCCTAGCTTGTTCATGGCGCCGGTTTGCTTCTCACCACCAGCGGCGGCGTCTGCCATAAAATTCTGCAATTTGTTGATTGCGGTTCCGACCGTCTCCGCGCCAAGTCCAGAATTTTTGAAAGCCGTTTCGAGAACGAGCAATTTGCCAGCAGTCTCGCCTGTGCGGCTGGATAGCTCGTTCAGCCTGCCTCCCAGGTCAAGAGCATCGCTGAATCCTTGGACGACGTTTTGAGCGCCCGCAAATGCCAAATCAATTGCCTTCTGGAATCCTGCCGATGCGAGATTCCCGAGCGTAAAAGCGGCAGTCATTTTCTTGAATGACTCATCGAACATGCCACCAGCTTTCTCCGATTTTGTCGCAGCCTCTTGGATGTTGCGCCCTAAAGCATCAAGTTTCGGCCCCGCCCCGCTTGCCTCATCGCCAATAGCTTTGATGCGCTTCTCCATGTTCTCGACTTGTCCGATGCGTTTCATCGTCCTCTCAAGCTCTTCCATGGAGAGTTCCCCGCTCTTGACAGCGGTCTTCATTTCGGTGAGTTCAGCCTGAATCTTGTTTAGCGTCGCTTCAAGCCCAGTGTCCTTGGCTCCAAATTCTACTGATACGTCGGCCATATTATTCGATTGTGGTTTCGCGTTTTTTCAGAATCCGCGCCATCTGTTTGCGCATTTTGTTTGAGACGATATTGAGAGCATTGAGTTGCTCCGAATACGGCAGAATTTGAGAGATGTATGGCGTCGAATTGGTCAGTGTGACAGTCGGGTTCTTTGGGTCATTCGTGCGGTCGATAACATCGCCTTGATAGCTATCATGGCGAGTCACCCATGGTGGAATCCCGCGCGTCATAGAACCTTTGACGACCTTGCGGAGATCACGCGCACACGCGGCCCAGCCAGCCTTTGCCCAGCCGACTTTCTTGATTTGCGAATCGACGTAGGTGTCAAGCGTGGATTTCGAGACCATCAATTTCTCGATGAATTTCCAGCGCCCAATATCACGAGAGCGAGAACCTGCGGATGACATTTTGCCATTCACGTATTTTGACTTATGCCATGCACGCATCCGGTCATGAGACGCGTCTGGCTCATAGAAGGATTTGTCCGTGCCATAGACGCGTCCGTCCTTGGTGATGAACAGACGCACGTTCGGCCCGGTGGCATACCATTCAAATCCCATATCGTCCGTGAAATCAGCCTTGGCAAAAATGCCTGCACGTTTTTTTCCGCCCTTAAGATCGCGATTTATGGCTTTCTCCCCGGTCAATTTGGCTTTGTCGTCAGCACCGAATGGCTGAGTCCTCCGAGCAAGTTCAACGCAAAGAAGACGAGCATTCGCAACGACGGCATCCGGAATTGTGACCTTGCGGATGTGCGCATAGTCCTTCACGATTTTCTCAAACTTCAATGCGTCGAGTTTAATTTTTGCCATGCATCCTCCATTAAGGCAATGGCGTCAACATCCGCCGCTCGACGGCTGTATTTCCACTCGCGACGATGGCCTTGTTGATAATCGTCCGCGTGCAGGAGTTGCAAGCCCGTCGAGAATGGCAACTCTTCAAGAATGTCCCGATGGCCCCAGCCTGTGATCTTTGCGAGCCTGTAAAGATAGGCGCAAAGCCAGTTGGGGCTCGTTAGTTTTTTGTTGACGAACCAGTCGAGATCGTGTCAGCCGCCATGTAATACTCGAAGGCGTCATTCATGGCTTTCGAGAGCTTGGCAATCATGGCAGGTCCGCCGGTGATGTTTTCTTCAATCCAGCAATCCACAGCATCGGTAAATTCATCGGTATCATTCACCACTTCACGAATCTTGGCGAACGTCTCGGAGTGCAGGAATGCAAAGGCTCCAGCCTTCCAGATCATGTCGCGATTTTCGCCGAATACATTGTTTCGCTGCATCCATGAAACGGTTAGCGCGGTCATTGGGCGAAACGTCCAATTACCAACTTTTTTGTCGCCATCTTCGATGGCTTGAATGCGGATGACTTCGTCATCTTTGACGAATTCGGGGTCGATAGGTTGTTTTGTTTTCTTCATGGTTTTGCGTTTGGTCCTTGTTTGCCACGCTTCCCGCATCGTCCTTTGATGATGCTTTCGGCGCGTTGAGATTTTCGGAGCGCCTTGCGCTCTTCTGGTGTTAATTTTTTCCCCCGCTCACCCTTGGCTCCTTTATTGCCTTTGCGCCCTTCTCTGCGTTTTTTCTTTGCCTCTTCTCGTGCGGCTTTGCGGGCTTCTTTGGATCGTGCTTGGCGCTTCTTGGCGCGTTCTTCTTGGCGCAGCTTCTTGCGCTTTTCGGGAGTGTTGGCTTTGCGTTCCTCGCGTTCCTTCTTCCGCATTTCAGCGGCAGTCATGCACGCTTGCTGGTAGCTATCCATCAAATGCGCCTGGCAATTTCAGCGCGGTCCTCCGGGCTGGCATCCTCGCGAACAGCGATGCGTTTGCCCTTGGCCTCAATCACGATTTGGCGCGGCGTGGCGCGAATAATATCGACCAGAGCGTCACGATTGGCGGCATAGGCTCGAAGATAATTGACGATGTGCTCAGGCTGTTCGCGCTCGAGTTCCTCGCCTCCCTTGGTCATCCAGTGATGAACCTTCTCGGCCTTCATGCCGTCCGAGTTCAACGCGTCAAACCAAAAGACCGTAGACTCTTTACCATCAGCGCGAACGATGCGCGTGACAGGGTTTGGATACTTGGGACGAAAGCCCAATGTGGCGAGCGCCGTGGCGACCTTGAGGTTCGCAGTGTAAAAAAATTCTTCTTTGTCGAGTATTGTTTCGGAAATCATTTTCTAAAGAGCGGCAGGCTTTTCCCGGCCTGCCAGCGGGGTGCATAAATTACATTTCGGGATACTGAGTCGCTTCGATCGTCATGGTCTTGAACGAGTCGGAGCCTTGCTCGTAGGAGATTGAATCAACCACGATCTTGCCGCCAGTCACGCCACCGGAGGTGGTGGAGTTGGCGAGAGTCAGGAGGCTTCCAACAGAAGCCGAAGCAACGCCCGAAGAACCATTGATGGCTCCAGCGATGCTGATGGTGGCGGTTTTGCCGTAGTAGGAAGCGGCAACGATGTCGCCGTCTTCGTCCATCAATTCAGCCTTTTGGCTTTGGACGGAGCGGGAAAACGAGGACAGGATAATGCCGGTTTCGGTGGTTGCGCCAAAGCTAACGTTGGCGGCGGATGAAGAGGTGATGACTGTGGCGGCCATATCTGGCCGATTTTGTCAACTGCCGAGGAGGCCCGCGTGCATCGTGATCGTTACGGTGCGCGAAAAATGGCGCTCGTTCGTGGCCATATCCACCGGACCATCGCGAAGGATTCCGAAGATGGTCATGTATTGCGGACGGATACCATTGAGCAATGCGCGGAGCCCAAAGACATCGTGCGAGACGCAGAGCACCTGCGCCCAATAGCTCTCCAAATCTTGAGGCGTGGCATCGTCAGCTTGCACGAGGAGCGTGATTGAAACTTGGAATTCATAGATCGCGGAATTGACGATCGATTCGCGAATGCGCGTGGCTTTGACGAAGACAGCCGGGAGCTGAACGCTCTCGAAATTCTCCGATGCCGTCACGACGAGTGACGAATCAAGTTCCTGTTGCAGCACAAGAATCACCGCATCGGTGAGCGCCTTTTCAAGCGTCAATGTGATCCGTGCGGCAGGCTTCTTGTATGTCAATGCGAGCATCAGGAGAGTGCGGCGGCGAGCTGTGCGCCAGTAGTCGAGACGGTCGAGACGGTATCGAGCCGATCAGTGAGATGTTCAACACCTGCACGGCCAAGAACCCAGAGAGACGGGATGTGTTGCATATCGACCGACGTGTCAGTGGTCTTAAAAATTGCGATGTATTCGCCAGCGGCAGAGTGGCCGCTTGTTAGCGTGTATTGATACAAGCCTCCGCCAATTGCAGTTGCCGATGCGCTGTTCACAGCGAGTTCGCCAGCGGGATTGTAAATGTCCACCGTCACGGTCAACCCTGTTTTGCCCTGCTTGGACGATGAAAAGAAAGCGATGAATTTAATGTTGGTTGATACTTGTTCGAGCATAGTTTTAGAAAAGGTTTTCGCGATTCGACCACGCGCCCTCGGCGCTTAATTCGGCAATCGCGATGCCTGCCGAATTCGTTTCAATGCGATAGATTGTCCATGCGGTCGCGTCATCCGCGTCACCAGTGGCAGGATAGTCGTCCCATGCGAGACGGCCCATGAAAAGATAGTTTCCGCTTGTAGCGGATTGATAGAGATACAACGACGGATCGCGTTGGCGAGCCAATCGGAAAACTTCGCCAGATTCGTCTTTGGAATAAAGCCTGCGATCGGTGAGATTGATTGCCAACTCACCAGCGACAAGGTCTTGCGCCGCCGGGACTCGCCCGGCGACGCTTGACTTCTTGGTGACAATGGTCGTCACCGGACGGAATTAGAACGTTCCTCCGTCGATCGAGCTCTCAAGAGCGGCGATTCTGGACTCATGATCCGAAAGGTCGCTCTGAGCCGAGCTAACGTCACTCTGAAGAGTGCTGATGTTGGATTCAGCAGTGTCGAGATCGGATTGAAGGGTCGAGATGTTGGACTCAGCGGTATCCAGGTCAGACTGGAGCGTGCTGATGTTCGATTCTGCAGTCGAGAGATCGCTCTCAAGCGTGCTCGCACGGCCTTCCAGCGCGGTGATGTCGCTCTCGGCAGTCGAAACACGTCCTTCCAAAGTGGAAGCGGCAGACTCGATGTCGGCGATGTCATCTTCGGCGGTCGAGACGCGACCTTCAAGCGAGGTGGCACGGCTTTCAACCGAATCCATTTCGGATTCCAAGGTGCTGATGTCGCTCTCGGCGCTGGTCAAACGGACGTCGATGGCGCTGATGGCAGTGCTGTTCGCGGTGATCAGTGAGGTAACAGAGGCGGCGAAGTTCGCGTCGTCGTTAAGAGCGGCGGCGAGTTCGTTCAGCGTGTTCAGCGCATCAGGAGCGCTGTCAATAACGCCTTGAATTGCGGTGTCGACGTAGCCTTTGGTGGCGGCATCGCTGTTGGAAACAGGCGTTGCAACGTTCTCGAGAACGAGTGAGCCAGCGTCAATACCACCCGAGAAGGTCTTTTTCCCGGAGATGGTTTGCGCGGTGGATTTGTCGACGAATTCTCCACGGCCAGCGATGACTTTGATGTCACTGCCGGAGCCTAGATACAATTTCTCGTCTACGAAGTTATGCGCCAGCTCACCAGACAGGAGGCTCGATGGGGCTCCAGCATTACCTGTGAGGCGGCGTTTGATGCGAATATTTGACATGGTGCGGTGTTTGGTTGGTTGGGGTTAGAATTCAGCGGCTGCGATTCCTGTTTCTTGTATTGTCTGTATCAAAGTGGATCGTGTGAGAACCGGCAGTTCGATGCGAAGCACGACATCTTTTTCAGTGCCGATGTTCACAACGCGCGGGCTCTCCCCAAGGGGCAGTTCGACAACTTGACCGACCGTCAGAGAGACAGTCTTGTCCTCGGGAACGATTGGCGAATTCTGCAAGATCGAGCGAGGAGCGGCGGCAGAACGTTTGAAGAAAAGACTCATCGGTTGATGTCCTCCAACGTAATTGTGACGCTCACGCCATCCTGCGCGAGATCGGCGGTGAGCACGCGAAATTTGCGGCCATCGATTGTGACAATGTCGCCCAAGTTCACCTGTTGCGTATTGGCATCGTAGTGCGCGGTAATTGCACAAGCAGCGCCCTCAAGAAAGCCACCTTCGCCAAGTGAATTCGATCTGCGCAGTTCTGTGCGACAAGCGCCAAACGTGCGCCCCTTATGTTCGACGACGATCGGCAGGTCGTCGATCATCGCGGCGAGATCGTAAGCGAAAATGTCGAGAATCCCCACAAGCGGGGAATGCTGTCAAATCGGCCTGCGGATGCGGAATTGTTTAGGATGAACCCAATCGTGCTGCGGGTGATCAGGGATGTGATACCAGTTATCTCGAAGCGCCGATGCCAAAATGGATGGCGATGAGTTAATGGTCAGCACCTGCCCGGCGTAGCGAATCCACGCGCAAAGATCGGCTATGGTTGGCAGTTCAATCATGCCGTGATCGCGCTTGCCAATGTAGGCGTGTGGCATATTTGGGAAAAGCATTTGAGCGTATTCCACAACACGCCTTGGATCGATTGGCCATTGTTGGCTGTAACCAGTCGGGAAGACCAGCAGAGCGTCGGAGAGTTCTGGTGGAACCACGATGGCAGGCGGTTGGAGAACGATTTGACGATTGATTTTTTCTGGCAACGGATCGTAGATAAAATCCATCCAGTTTTTCCCGCTTGCCAAAAATTCAGCATTTCGTGCTGGCCAGATTTGCAAATCAAAGACGAGATCAAACGCTCTTCGATCTGCTCCGGGATAGCATGGTTTGCAATACGGCACCATCTCAAAAAGCCCATGATATTCGGGCAGGCATTCAAAGATCACGTCATGCCCTTGATCTTCGTAATGCTTCGCAATCGGCAGGCATCGAGCGATGTCGCCGAGACGCATGTGGTAAATGATTAGGATGTTCATTTGTGGAAAAATGTCTTGAAAAGGTGGTCGAAAGCTCGGGAATCTCCAGCGGCTCTGGTCTCGTCGAATTGCTCTGTGGCACTGCGACGTGCAATCGCCCAAGTCGTATCAAACATTTTTTTCAACCCACGAGCGCTGAGCGTCACCATTCCTCCCCGATCAAAGACAGGATTGCGCTTGACATATCGTGCCCATAATTCATCGCGTGTCATTTGTAATAATCCGACGGCTGTTTCCCTGCTACCCATCCATGAAAGCCAAACGAGCGGTCAGGGCCAGCAAGCCCCTCCTCGATGTAATGCTCCCAGCTAAATGCGGCGGCGACTTCGACTGGTGCATATTTGATTTTCAGCTCGCGAAATCGGCCTTCCATCGTGCGGCAGAGCCAAACATCGCCAGCGCCCTCAAAAAGCAACGCATGACGACGTGCGACTTTTAAGAATCGTTTTGATTGCAGGGAAAATCCAGAGTTCCCGACGCGGTGGCCGACGTTCCAGAATGCAGGCCACGGTGCGCCAATGTAATCGTATTCGAGCCACTCATTACGCCACAGGTGCGGATTGGCAATGAATCCATCCCATGTGCAGATGAGCGCGTGCGATGTCTCAACATATTTCAATGCCCCACCAGCCTCCCATCGCATCGCCTCTTCATAGGTCATAGGTTGCGCGATGTATTGCACCGCGCCCCAATTTCCAAGTGCCACCATGCGATCAAAGATTTTCTCGGATGATTCAAATCGTGCCGGCACTCCTTCAAGCATGATAAGTGTCACGTCGGGCGTCAAAATTCTCCTCCGTCTTGATCTTCGTCGATTTGTTCAGGTTCAGAATCCATGGATTTCTTCAAATAGTTTTTTCGCGCGTTCGTATTCGGCAGGGTCATTGCCGCGTTGATAGGTGGCATCAAGTTCGGTCTTCTCCCAGAACGGATGGTGGTGGATGAACGTGACATCCCGCGCGTCCACAATTGCGCCATTCTTTTGAGCGCGGAATGTGAAATCGGTGTCCGAATAGACGTTGCGGAATCGCGAATCGAAAAGGCCGTGAGCCTGATAATAAGGAGCTGTGAGGATTGCCATGCAAAGTAAATCATCTTTGCGGTAGCCATCGGAGATTCGGAGCACCTGTGGCTTCTCAATGTCCATACGTTCGGCAATCATTTCGTCCCATCCCGGAGGGCATTCCCAATCGTCCGAAAGCTGGACGATGATGTCGCCGGCCGCATATTGCGCGGCGAGATTCCAAGCTCCGACGCTGTAGCCATTGGGATTGGATTGTGTGACGCCACCGAATCGCTCGAGGTGACGCGCGGTTGCGTCATCCGCATCGGTTGCGAAGATATGCTGAACACGCTCCGGATGGCGAGCACGTTGGAACCATTGCGTCATTGTCTGGACGGCTTTGATCGGCCTTCCGCGCGTGGCATGAATGAGCGAGATGATCGGCAGGCCATCTTTGCGTGATTGTTTCAAGACCGCGGATTCGACCTCTGCGGCTTCCTCACCACGACCTGCCATGCGAAGCGCCCACGCTTTGAGTTGCGCGGCCTTCCATCCATACCATTCTCCTCGATGCGTCCATTGTTGGAAGGCAGGAGCCGAGATCGCTTCCATTTGTTCGATTGCGGTCAAAGCCTCATCGACGCGGCCCATGTCGAGCAGGACGCACGCGCCCACAGCGAGAGCCTCGCGTCTTGCGGGATCAAGCTTGAATGCGGCTTGCGCCAGGTCAAATGCCATTTTTGGCTGTGGCGCCAGATTAGAGAGATTGAGGAGCACCTCGTAGCGGTGGACTCCATCAAGACCATCAAGCGCCAGTGCCTCTTTTCCGTAGCGCACTGCACGCTCGTTCTGGCCAACGATCAAGTTCTCGTAATGCTGGTAGAATTTGAAATGCGGAGTGAACGAATCGTTATAAGCAAGAATCCTCATGTTTCGCTCGTTTGATCCGCGCTTATGCAAACCGGGAGCATGGACGATTTCGAGGTCGCGGCGGGTCCAGATTTTGACGCTGGACGGTTTCTCTCCGCAGGTCATGACGGGATGCACATTCTCATGGATTGGCCTCGTCCACCATCCGGTGCGGTAGCGGAAGAGCCTTTCGCGTGGCGCGCGGCGGCTCTGCTCCGGGATGACATAGTCAGTCATGATCCACTGGCAATCGCTCTTGCATTCGCGGATCGCTTTCTCGTGCGGCTCGACCATGTGCTCATGCAGGATGTCGTCGCAGTCGGCCCACATGACCCAGCCATCCTGGCCGGCCAGATCATACGCGCGTTCAAAAGAGACATTCCGCGCATTCGCGAAATGATCCAAGTGCGGCCACGATGCGCAGATGGGCGAGTTGCGATAGATTGCCGTGTGACATCCCAGCTTCTTCGCTATGTCAAGAGTCTTGTCAGGATCGGCGCCGCCGATTGCGCGGACAACAACAATGTCGTCAACTAATTTTTTGAGCGAGCGAACGCATCGCTCGATGATGTGCTCTTCATTCCCGGCGATGAGCGCCGCCACCAATTTCGGTTGTTTCATATCTGCGCTTCATTATTTCGGATTTTTTTTCTCTTGCAACAAAAAGAAACAGGGCTTGGAGGTTCTGTCTCCAAGCCCTGTGTTATGCAGTCCTATAGCTATTAGAAGCCAGTCGTGATGCGGATGATCGAGCTTCCGTCGATGACTTTCTCGGTCGCATTCTGGCGAACGCGGAGGACATCAGCGCGGCGAGCTTCATCGCGGTAGGTCTCGGACACGAAAGGCACCGGAGAATCAGCGCTCCAGATGATCGTGCGTCCGAATCCGCCACCGGCGAAATCTCCGCCAGTCACGTTGGCGAGAGCGATGTAGGTGTTCGACCAGACGAATCCACCAGCATAGGCTTGGCCTTTTTTCGCGGTGTTGCGAGCGGCACGGCCCACGAGGACTTTGTCCACTCCGACGGCTTGCGCCACTTCTTGCTCGGAGAGCAGGCGGCTTTGATCCGAAGGCACCACGCCGAAGAATTGGTTCTGCACCTTGGTCGAGCGGCGAACGCGCTCGAACACAGGCTGGCTCATGATCAGCGCATTCGGGAGCACACCATATTTGGCGAGCTCGAGCTTGGCCGAAGCAACGTCGCCGGGGAGGTCGAAGGTACTCAGATTAGCCTCAGTGTAAGCGGCAGTCGCGCTGATGGCGGTGAGGCCGTTAGCGGCGAAGGCGGCGCTAGCAACGCGGACTTCGTGGCTGATCTGGATCTGACGCAGGAGCATCGAAGCGATGTTGACTTCGGTGTCGAAGAAACGATCGAGATCGCGGCGATTCGCATCGGGCAGCACTTCTTCCAGACCGTATTCGACGGTGTCGAACGAGTCGGAGGTGAAGCGGCGGCTAGTGCGAGGATATCCAGCACCGGGAGCGATCTTGAGCGCGTCATCATTGAGCGCCTCGGAGTCACCGAGGTTGAGCTTGAGGTAAGCGCCAGACTTTACGTCTGAGCTGAAGATCGGCATCACTTCAGCGCCGATGAACAGATTCGCTTTGTTGCTGAGACCTTCGAAGACCGCCTGAGCGATGTCCGCGCGGATAGTTGTGTAGGAGAGAGCCATATTAGATTACAGGTTGAAGTTGGGAGCGAATTCGACGACGTCGCCATTGACGCCGCTGTTGATTGCCACACCGAGAGTCATCGCCGAGGTGATGAGGGAACCGGCAACGTATCCACCGGTGATCGCGAATACGGCAGAGCCAGCAGTGACAGGGCCAGCGGAAACGGTTCCGAATTGGGTGGGATGAAACATTTTGACCGCGCCCATTCCAGCGGCAACAACGTCGTCTTGGAGGACGCCGATTGCGGCTTTGGGAGCTGTGACTGCGGCAGCGGCGTTGTCGCCGGAGACCGCAACGAGGATGTTCGCACTCAACGCCGAAGCGAATGAGAACGATTTGAACTGGTTGTCGTTTTGGGTAGCCATGGTGGGTTTAGAAATTGAGTTGGTTGTTGCTCATCGCGGCGAGGTATTCATCGCGGTGGTTAGCCATCGCGAATTTGATGGCCGCAGTGCGGGAGCCGAGTTCCTCGGTCTTCTCGGTGATGAGAGCCTTGAGATCGAATTTCTCGACAGCCTTCTCTTCGGCGGCAACGCTCACGGGAAGCGGCTTCGCGCCGAAGTTGGCGATGATGAGATCGAGTTTGGCAGAGAGTTCCGAAGCCTCATTGCGCGATTTGCACTCGCACATTTCTTCCTTCGGCTCTTCGGCCTTCGGCATTTCTTCCATGGCTTTTTTGTAGTCGCCGAAGGCGGTTTCCAGGTCAGCCACGCGTTTCAGAAGATCGGCGATGGACACCATATCTTCTTTGGGTTCGATTTCGATTTCGGCGGATTCCATTTCTTTGGATTTTTTGTCAACTGCCTCGAACGAAAAAAGACCCGTTGGATTGGCGGCAGGTGTTTGCACGAGGTCCGCCGAATAAAGTTCTTGGCAGGATGCGAAGTTCTTTCCGTTCACTTCGCGGATCGGCCCGGAGAACGCGATCGAGATGCCGAATGCGTCTGGAAGTTTATCGGCGATCTCCAAAACGTATTCGCGCATGGGCGAGGTCTTGAGCAGATTCAGATCGCCGAGCAATTGATCCTCGATAATGCGAAAATTATTGACGAAGCCGACGATGTCCTTGATGCCGGCGCCGTGGTCGAGATTGACCTTGACGCCGCCAGAATATGATTCCGCGCACTCTTTGACTTCGCGCAGGGTTTGCTCGTCAATGTAAAGCCCGTGGCCTTTAGCTTCGCCTACGGAGATGATGGATACGCCTTCGATGATTTCGTCCATGCCATGGCGATGCTGTCAAATTGACAGGCTTGCCATGATGCGCGGTGGAGCATCGAGGGCGGTGCGCCACTAAGTCGTGGCTTGGGGCGGGCGATATGGCGTATGTGCGAAAGCGCGAGCGCGGCCCTTACTCGACTGAAATAGATTCGAGGAAGCGCATCAGGCAACCGAGCGACCTGGGCTCCATCGCGCCTTGTCTCTGCCAGTGGCAGAGAATCTACAGAGGCTTCCGCCGAGCCAGCTTTGCAAATCGGTGGTTTTTATTCTTCCGACAGGAGCGCCAGCGCGATCGCCGTGAGCTTGGCCATGTCAAGCGGCTTGCATCCAACGACTGGCAGGGAGAGAGAGATCGTCTGGCGTGATCGTGATGCCGACAGATATGTCGTGCAACCCTGCGTCGAGATCGACGTTGTTAGATCGACAATAACCGGCGATGTGAACTGCGAGAATGTTGTCCCGAGGGGAACGACCTGGGAGGAAATTGAGATGACTGGATCGACATTTGAAACAAGCGTCAATCGCACACCGCGCACCCGCACGGTAACTGGTCGCTTTTTCGGTTCTGCCCCGCCGCCCCCCGGGAGATCCAGAGGCGAGATGATGGGCGGCGGGGCTTGCGACCGAAGCAATCCCTGCGAGCCTATGGTCAGCGGCGTCGGGCTTGGAAGCAAGCCCTGCGCGGCGATGAGTAGACTCGTCAGGATGGTCATTAGTCGCGGGTCACGGTCGTGCTGGTCGAACCGTCACCAGAGATCGTTTGCGAGACTGCACCTGCCACGCGGCTGGTTGGCGTGACCGTCATGGCGCTTCCCGATTTGAGGCCGTGGATGAGGTGCATTTCTTGCACTTCTGGAATCGCCAGTGCGGTGATCGCGCTCGGTGCGAATGCGTCATCGGTGATCACCTGCGACTGGAATTCGTGCACGTCTGCGGCGGCATGGTGAGAGCCGGTGAGTTGGAGCGTGTTGTTGGAATTGAGGGAGCGAACAACGCGAGCGCCGAAGGTATTGTTGGACGTGTGATCGGCCAGCAAGGCATCCCAGACTGCATCAGCAACTGCCGATGGTGTCAGGACTGCGGTGCCGGTTGTGTTGTCGACCGGGACGCCGAATGCCACAGAGTTTGCGGCGGGGACGATAAGAGTGCCGGTCAGCGCGCCATTTGCATAAACCGTTCCGAGTCGGACATCGCTAATAGAGGCTTGCCCGAGGTTGTTGTCGGCTGTATACATGTCAACATATGTGCTAGTTCCGTTGAGAGCATAGCGCGTCACCGCATTAGTTGGGAGCGGTGAGAGTCTAAATTTTGCGCAGGTAATTGGATTGTTTCCCTCAGCTGAAAAATAAATCGATCCCGAGAACAAATTACTTGTTGCAGTCGATGAAATTGCCCCCACAGAATTTGTGGCAGTGATATTCCCTTGAACCGTCAAAAGCGAACCGTTGGCGGAGACTGCAAATGAGTTGGTGCTTGATCCTCCCGTGCAGTTGCCAACGATATTTATTTGACCAGAACCATTTATTGCGCTATTGCCGGATGCTCCTGAGCCTCCTGTAACGTTACCTGTAATATTTACGATTCCGCTTGTGCTATTACTTATTGCATATGAAAATGTATTTGTAGAATTACCTCCTGATCCTCCAGTAACATTTCCGTAAATGTTGACTGTGCCTGTGGATGTATTCCGCAACGCCCATGTTCCCAACGAAATATGAGAGCCACCAATTAAATTGCCAGTAATCGTGAGTGTCCCAGTCGATGCATGATCGATTGCAACATTGTTTGCGCTACTGCCTGTTGAATTGGTCGTAACATTGCCCGTTATTGTTGCTGAAACAGTGCCACTTGTTGTAACTAATCCAGCGGCTTGGTTAGTATTATTGCGAGCAATATTTCCCACAACCTGCACTCCATTATTGAGCGCAAATGTGCCTCCAGCAGTTGCTGACGTTCCGCCACCCACAAATGACGCTGTGATTGACGCATTTGTGATGAGTGCCACGTCGACATTCTGGTCAACTGTGACTGTGAAATTGTTGGAATAAATATTGTGCCCTTCACCATTCGGAGGGACTGCCCCGCCCCCCCATGTTGCTCCAGATGACCAGTTGCCGTTTGCGACTGCGCGATAGTTTGCCATGACTTACAGTCCTTTCGAGAGAATGAATTTTTGGATGGCCGCGCTAATGTCGGCAACGGCTGTGAGAGTTGCTTGATCAGCACCGGAGATGGAGCCAAGAGCGAGATTGACTGCCTGCTCTTGCGCCTGCTCAACCTCATCGACCTCGATGCGTGTAGGGATAAAACGGGCGGCGATGCTGGCATCTGTGCTGCCGTCCGCATTGTATTTGCCAGTAATGGCGAGGTTGAGGCTGTAACGGTCGTAGGATTTGCCGTCGATGGTAATGGGATTGGTGGCGTTCATAGGAGTCCTTGGGTTGCGATTTTAAGTGGGTTGATGGTGATGAGTCCTTGGGAGGAGATGATCAGTGTGCGCGGTTGCGCGGCGATTACCAGCGCGATGCCGAGCGGAGTTAGTGAGCCAAAAAGCGGGGAAATCATGCAAGAAGAATGAGCGCTTGGTTGGCTGTTGGTATTGGAAATTTAAGTTCAAATTTCCCATCTGTGACATGGCGCTCCGCGCCGAAATTAAGCACGCAGAGAGTCGCGCCGTCTTTGCTCGCGTTATAGATCAAAGCACCCGATGCGGAGAAAGTGGCATTGTCAAGGACAACGTCCGAAAAAGTGACATAGGCATTCTTGCCAGCCATGCCATTGCGAAAGCCCTTCAGCAAGACTCCCCCGACTGGATAGCCCTTGCCAGTGATTTCCCCAGCAGTCGTGTAGCTCCGAGTGTTCGGCCCGATCTTGGCATCGCGGCCATAGAATGCGATGCGGTAGTCATCACCTGGTTGGTGGACGCCGAAGAGAAAAGCCTTTTTGGCTTCAAGACAAATTCCATGTGTGATCATAATTTCGATTGGTTGTAGCAGACGGCGGCGCGTTGATCGGCCTGTGGATATTCGGAAACCATCAAATCATCTCCCATGCAACGCGCAACGAATTCTTCTTCGCTTTCTCCGCCTGATGGAGTCGGCATCACTAACTCAGTCTTGTCCACGAGCGATGCCGATGTTGGTTGTCCGTAGGCGTCAAATTCAAACTTGACTGCCTTCAATTTTTTGGAGGCGATTTTTTTGACTTTGGCCGCCGCCCACTCTGCCCCGGCATCGCCGCCCCAGAGAGCCCACGCAATGCGGCCCGCCGACGGGAAGCCCTCCTCGCCCGGTCGGAAGCCCTTCGCCTTTTTATCGACCGCATGGCGAGAGAAGAAAGAATGCATTCGCTTGACGGTGGAGTCGGAGAGGTTCTTTCGATTCGCAATGTCACGAGCTCGCGCCACACCCACAGCAGTGCCTCCACGACCATGTTCTCGACGCCATTGCAGGCCGCGTTTAGCTTCCGTCGCCATGGATTCGTTCGGGAGGTTTTGACGTGTGTCGAGTTCATTCGTTGTTGGTTCAGCTTCGATTGGCGCTTGCTTTGCATTGATGATTTTGGCAGCGGCATCTTCGTCCATGCCGAAGACCGCAACAAGGATGACAGCGACCTGTTCGGGCGTGAGCTTGCCCTCACCCATCGCAGTAAGAATTCCACCCAGCGCATCAGTGCCGCCGATGCCGATTGAATCAATGAGAGGAGGTGCAGACTCTTCGCCTTCCTCAATTTTGGAATCGATGATCGTGATCGGCACGGAGTCGGAAATGCGACTTGGTTGCACCTCGTATTCTTGCCCGAGTTCCTTGATCATCGCGGCCTCTTTCGCGCGTGCTCGCAGGGCTTCTTCGTAATCTTCGCCAGCGTCCGAATAGATTTGTCCAGCGGTCTTGAGACCAGCCTTCCAGAGTGCGATGTCCGCATTGGCTTCGCGCCCGTAATCAATCGAAACCTTGGCAGGCCAGCACCAGCGGCCATCGAGGAGATATTCGCTCGACGGCAGAAGCCCACGCGCGGAAGCGTCAAGAAGCACAATGTTTTTGATGCGTTCGAGAAACTGACGTTCCAAGAATCCGCGCCAGCGAGCAAACGTGCGCTCGGCCATCGCGGCCTCAAGGCGAGCCATCGGCCCTGATTTGTCGGCATCGTAGGCGAAGCCGTATGGCAGGCCAACTGCCATGCAGATATGCGATTGGACCATGCGGACGAATTCTTGGAAGGCACCACCCGGGCGCTCGCTTTTAAAGACCTCCATCTTCTCGCCGGGTGTCAGATAGTTGACGGTGCCGGGCTCGATCGAGGAGAGACGCTGAAGCTGATTGTTGTCGGAAATTGTCGCACGTGTGAAATAGTCGCTCGAGTCAGCCGCGCCATTTTCGGAATAGATAATGCCAGTCTGATAGGCCGCCCACTTGATCGCCTGCACTTCAGCCTTGATCGTCTCTTGCAGATCACGAGTCGCATTTAGAGCGGATGCAAAGGCGCTTCGTCCACGATATTCATCGAGGCGCATGGCGTCGAAGATGTGCATGAATTCAGCGGATGGAATATCAGTTGGCGCGATGTATTGATTATTGATCGTGCGAGCGTAAATCGTGAATGAGATCGGGCGTCCGAATTCGTCGAGATTGATTCCCCCGATGTATTTGTCAGTGTCGACGCGGTCGTATGGCGAGCCAATGCGATCGGCCTCGACCGATTGCAAGCGGAGATCAGCACCATCGCGAACGATGATGAATCCGCAATCGCCATCGCGCAGGACTGCCATCACGGCGAGTTGGAGCAATTCAATGAATCCGTGACGGCGGGAGAAATCACACGATGCGCACCATTTCGCCCAGTAGCGCTCGACGGCTTCGTCGAGTTCGTGATCCCCGGTGCGAGCTTGGTAATTCAAGCGCCCGGCGACGTAGGTCGCGAATTTGAGGAGAAGAGAGCGGACGGGCGAGAAGTTGTCGGCAAGGTCACGTGCGGCACGGATTAATTGGTAACGTTCGCGTGTTGCAGACGTGTCTTCTGCGCCCGAAATGTTGCGTGAGATGCCGCGCTTTGTCGAATCCAGAGCCGCATCAAAGCGTCCGAATTCGCGCAGTCGTGCCTGCTCAACCATGCGCGTCATGGCCAATTTAGGTGACACGACTGCCAGCGCGCGGGTGATAAGGTCAGGCTTCATGGACGTTGTGTCGGGAAGGATGTCACAAATTTCTTGACGCGCAACCCACGAGAATCATCGATCGCCGCTTGGAGTTCTTTGATCGTGTCAGAGACTTCAGCCAAATTCGCGCGAGTGAATGACCGCCCGGCGATGCTGTAGCTGGCCCCAGCCACGGCGATGGCCTTCAAGCAGGCGGTGAAATCGACCAGCAATTCTTGCAACGTGGCAAGAGGCAGACCGAAAAATGTTTTTTTAAGAGCCATCCTTTTTGCGGGCCTTGTCAAATTTCAGTCGGCAGAACCCGCGCCAACATTGCGGCGGCGAGCGCGATGCATTCGCAGTCCCAAAGGTGGTTAGCCTTGCCCCCGAGTCGCACCCATCGCTGCTCGACCTGCTTCGTTTTTGCGTTCACAACGTCGCGTTTGGCCTCGGAGAGCATGTGTCGCCGGTATTCATCGGAGGCATCGCGCGGCACTTCCCAGATCGGCACGGCATCGGGCTGGCGCAATGCGGCGAGACGGTCTTTGATGCCCTCGTTCGAATAGAAGAAGTATGCGCATTTGAGCCCATGCGAACCTGCTTGTGCCGCTTCAATTTTAGAAACAAATCGCTTGATACGCCGACCGCCTTCCTGCGTCCAGAATCCATCGGAACCCGAACCATGCGAGGCCGTCCAGCCACGCTTGGCGCATTGCTCGTAAACGATCGGCGTATCGTAGCCAGCGTCCACCACCACACATCGCGGGGCGATGCTGTATTGAGTCGCCAGACCATCCAGCATTTCCCACGTCAGCGGTCGCGACTCGTGAATGAGCCTGGACGATCCATCGACCCGGAAGGCACGAATGATTGCCCAAAAGTGATCACGTTGTTTGTCGACGGCCAAGAATCGAAATGCCTCGCCATCGATCTTCTGGCCCTCGGTAAATTCGCCCTTGCCATAATCCGCGGTTGAGACATCGGGAAGGTCGGAGACGACCTCCTCGACCCATGGATTTGCCTTGCGCTTTTGGACGAATTGTTTCAGTGGTTCGACGTTTCCGCTGTGCTTGGCTTCGTTCGCTTCCAGAAATTCGCGAACAAGCGAGAACCACGGAATCCACCAGACGGCATGTGCGGAAAATTCAAATGATCTCACGCCTCGCACCGGATGCGGATTCATCGCGCGGTAACTCCCACGCCCTGCAAGCTGTCGCCTTTGTGCGGCGGTATCGCGAAATACGGACGTGCAATGCTGACATTTCATGGAAACGCTGGCTTCCAGTTCGTCCCATTTCCAACCGCTTTCGCCTTTGGCTTCGTTGTCCCAGGTAATCGCGTCGAATAGATAGCGTTGCCACGCTCCGCACGATGGGCATTCAAATCCCCACACTTCCTGCGTGCCGTTGTTCCACTCGCCATCGGCCTCGTGTGGCGAGTCCCATCCCTGCGAGACTAGAATCGTCTTGCGGTTCCATCGGTCATGGTGCCGAGCTTTGAGTTCTTTAATCATCCCAGATTTCCAGCGCCAGACCTCATCCCCAACGCAGTAGCGCATGGACTTTTCTTGGAGGTTGGTGATGTTTGCGCCCCCAGCGAAGAGTGCCATGTGAGGGAATAAGATCGTCGTCTTGCGCATGGCGTGGCGATCTTCGGGAAAGAGTGAGCGCACTGGTTCGCATTCGTTGAAGATCGGGATGAGCCTGCTCTCAGTCCAGTCCTTAATCATGTCATCCGTCTGGCCAACAAGAAGCGTTGGCCCCGGCTTCTGGCCGACGATGTAGCAGGTTAATGTCTCGAGGAACGTCGTGTTATGCGTGACTGTAAAATCACCCAGCATGAACAACCCATCGCCATCGATTTGAAATCCATAATAGTCGCCCTCCCCTATGGATTCTAAACGCAAGCCAACATTTAGAACATTTTTGAGTTGCTTTCTTGGAAATGCTTTTTTCCGCTCCAAACGACATGGCACCATGTCGCAATCCCCAGAAATTGAAATTCTGAAATATTCTTTTACAACTCCATTATTGCAACATTTTTTGTTGCATTTTGATTTGTATGCGGCCAAGCCAACCGACCTTGCCAAGAAACAAATATCGTCCGCCAATCTTTCTATTTTTGTGACATAATCAAATCCGTTGTGTCCCTTACAACCATCTGTATCGATTAGCCCAGCCAGAAGTTCAAGCCGATCTTCTTTGCTCGCGGTTTTGTATGACAAGGGAATGTGTTTATTTTTTAATAAATTGAGTTCCCTTAAGGTTGAAAGAATAGGATTTTTGCTCCCTTTGCCATTGATGTTTGTTATCGCAACCTCTGGACAAGCGTCTTTACGCTTAACCATGCGATAATTCATTCCGCATAAAAACGCATGATTCTCCAATTCCTTCCAGATTTCTTCATCTATACCAAACCATTTAGTCGTCTCGCTACTCCCGTCACCCAGCCATAAGCCCAAGATGTATGGTGGCAATGTCCAATGAGCTTTTTTTTGTGGCGCAAAATCCACGGCAGACCGCCAGCCCTTCATGCAATGCTTAAAGCTGATCGATTCGTTAAGGTAGTCAGCAATCGAAATATTTTCAATCTGGCCCTTGTGATATTTCCTGCGAGAAATAGTTTTTGATTTATTTCCGGTCATTCTTAACGAGAGAATGTGACTCTTGTTTGCAATGTATGGATCACCCTTTTGCGGGATAATCTTGAACATTTCCTCTCGTCCCCTCGCCAATGACAGCACCCTTCTCGGCTTGCTGTCCGGCCCCATCAATTGATCACCAACCTCGACCTGCTCAACAGGCTTGATCGTTCCGTCAAACATTAGGATGGGAGTTCCAAGGCCAAGACATTTTCCCCCGCCTGTGCAGGCCCTTAATACAACCTCTACTGCCTCGTCGTCCGTGGCCGCAATGAGTGGCGCATTGAGCCACGGCGCGACGGCGCGGTCGAAGCGGCTTGAGCGGTCGGAGTTGGGGAAGCGGACGTGAGCTTCTGCCCAGTCCAAGATAGTTCCCGAGAACGCGAGTTTGATGCCTTTGCAAAATCCGGTGATGAGTGCGCTCATTTAATTCTCTCTCCAATCCATTTCGATCGCGAAATACTCCCGCGCTCACGATCGATACGCTCCCAATCAGTGACTGGGAGTGAAACTGATTTCGCAATGGCCTTTCGGCCTTTGCCAGATCCGGGCTTTCGCCCGGATCCTTTGCGTGCGCCGCCGCGTTTGGTTGGACTGCTCATCGTTGAAGCGGCGCTTCATTGTTCCCTGTTTTTCCTGCAAAAAATTTACCTTCGTCATTTACATCGTTCATAAATTCGCGCAGAGACTTTCCTTGCATTCCTGCACGATCATTATTAAGTTTTTTTGCTTCGGCTCTCGCTTCGCGCATAGTATTATATTGCGCCCTCTCGCGGAATTTTTGTGAGCCAATACAACCGATTACTTCGTAGATTGCGGATTTCATATTTTTAATTTTTAGATTTGAGTTAGTAGCGCGGGGATTGAACCCGCGCCGGGGTGAATTAGATGGCGATTCCGTTTTCGCGAAGGATGCGGACGGTTTGATGGATGTTCAAGAATCCATCGTTCAGATTGTCGATGAAGGACTCCAAGAGAAATCGTTTTTGGCTCTCTCCGACTTCGGTGGCTTCGTGAAGAGCGTTAAGTTTTTTGATGAGTGATTTGCGAGTCAGTATTTTCATTTTGTGTTTTAGTTTTTGGTTTTGCCGTCGCCGTGGTGGCTTCGATCTGGAGTGACTATCTCACGCCTTTTGAAAATCGTCAACAATTTTTTTCAAAAAAATTTTCCGCCCCCATGATTTTTTTTCTTTACAAAAACCAGAAAGCCCGCAGAGCCCCTATTTATGCGGCTCGGCGGCGTTGACTGCTTGGAGTTCAGCTTTGATTTCGGAGAGCATTTGTTGGGTGCGCTCGTGGAGTCGCGTGCGGATTTCCGCCTCTCCAAGACCGGCGAGAATGCCACTGCAATCGTTCACCAGTGCCGCCAATTTCGCGCACAGGATGGTGCCGACGCGGACGCCATCTTCCTCGATCTCCGCCTTCGAGACGAGCTCACCACGGTCAGCCTGAATCTTGAGCCTGATTCGTTCCGTCTCCAAGATGGTCTTCTGGAGCCGGGCCTCGGTGAGCGTGGCTGGCGCCTGCTCACCACCGCCTTTTTTTGCGAGGTAGGCGTCACGCCATTTGGTTGCCTCCTCGACGGAGGAGATGGGCAACCCGAGTTTGACCCATTTTGCCACGGCCTGGCGGGAGACGCCCCACGCGGTGGCGATTGTTTGGTGGCTGACCTGACAACCTCTTTTTTTCTGTTGAGTCATAAGAGACTAACGAGAGTATGTTAACCCGCACTGATTTAGCATTTTCTAAAAGTTATCTAATTTTTTTGCAAATTCCAAAATTGGTTTCAGCACCAACGCAACATTTTGCCTCTCATGCTCTTCCCATTTTTCAATCGGTCGCGACTCAACCATGGCGTCGAGTGATTTGGTCAGCTTTCCGGCAAACGAAAACCACCCCAGCGCAACACTTGCGCCTTTGGCGACGGGCTCACCAGCAGCGGATGATGGAGGCGGTAATAGCCCGAGCCATTGCGTGCCGACCTTGGCCACGTCACTTGGCCAGAGATCAAGCATAAGCTGTTCGCGATTGCGGGCGAGATGGACGGCCTTCTCGGCATCGCCTGCGGGAATGCCGATTCTTGCAAGCCAGTCGGCCTTAGAACCGCGTTGATTGTCTTTGGCGACCATGAGCATGGTCCCGCAGTCTGCGAGGGCCAGAACGGCCTCGCGTGCGTTGTCTTTGGCCGTTGCGGCCAGCGACATGGCACGCTCGTATTGCGCGCGGGCTTCGAGTTCGGCAGGCGTCAGGTCAGGGTTGAGTTCTATTTCCATTTGTTTTCTTGTAGGTTTGACGAGCAAATTCAGTTTTCAAAGATGGTGATGGTGGCAGGCCCAATTCGTCAATTAGGTCAATAGCGATTTTGGAGATGGCCTGCTTGGTGCAACCGATCTGCCTGGCGACATCAAGCATTGTAAGCCCCGCAGTGCAGGGATGCCCAAGCGCAAATGCAACTCCCCATAGTAGCGGCGTCGGACGCTGTGAGCGGGCGTGCAGGAATGAAACCAGGTCATTGATCTTGACCAGCATTTTAAGCGAGGCATCGCGATAACTGGCCATCGGCTCTTCCGTGGGAAAAAGCCTGACAGCCGCGTTGCAAGGCTCATCACAGAAGCCCGCGTAATCGACCTCGTAGCTTGCCTCGTCATATTCCGCCGCGTCTCTATCAATCATATTTGTGTGGCGATTGTGGTTGATTTTGTGGCTGTGTCAAAGAGTTTCAAATCGCGAAATGTCCTCGCGCGTCAAAGATGCCATAAAAACTAACGAAGACCAAAAAATACCCCCCCCTTTAAGGGGGGGTTTTTTGGCGTTATTTTTTGGCGTTTCTCCAAAAAATAAAAAATTCCAAAAAATCAATTTTTTGGCGTTTATGGGTGGCGTTGGTAGCATTGTGTAAATGTGTTTCA